TCTGAAAAACTTGACGGACAAAACCTAATGGTAAGTTGGGTAGACGGAAAGTTAAAAGCAGCCCGAAACAAAGGTCATCTGAAAAATGGTGGTAAAACTGCACCAACCACTGCTGGTATAGCAAGTATGTTTTCCGGTAGAGGTAATATTAAAAAAGCATTTGTAGGTGCGATGAGAGATTTAGAAAAATCAATAGGTTCGTTATCAGACGCTCAAAAGAAAAAGGTTTTTGGTAATGGAACTAAATGGATGAATTTAGAGGTTATATATCCACAAACGAGTAATATTATAGATTATGATGTCGCTGAAATTGTATTTCACGGAACTACCGAATATGATAGAACAGGTAGAGCAAAAGGATATTCAAAAGAATCTGCTCGTATGTTACAAGGTATGATACAACAAATAAATCAAAATATACAAAAAACATTTAAAATTAGTAGACCTAATTTCTTGAAGATGAGTAAAGTTCAAAACTATGGAGCAAAGAAAAGTTCTTTCTTAGGTAGATTGAATAAATTACAAGGACAATATGGATTAAAAGATACTGATAACTTAGGTATGTATCACCAGTCATTTTGGCAAGAGTATATTTTTAATGCAGCAAAACAATTTAAAGTTAGTATAAAAAATAATCAATTAGTTAATTTAACTAATCGTTGGGCATTCTTTGATAAGTCATATAGTGTAGGGCAAATTAAAAAAGACTTTAAAGATAGTCCAGAATTTATTGATTGGATATTAAAGACTGACAAACTTGACCATAACAAAATGTTCAAACAAAACATTAAACCATTTGAGATATTGTTTTTTCAAGTCGGTGCAGAAATATTAAAAAATATGTCAGGATTTTTAGCAGTATCACCAGACGCAGCAGTCAAAAAAATTAAACAAGATGTTGATAAAGCGTTGAGAGATTTACAAAAACCAGATAATGTACAAAAATTAAATAAATTAAAAATACAAATAGAAAAATTAGAAGCTATCGGTGGTTCAAGTGCAATCGTTCCAAGTGAGGGATTGGTATTTAAATATAAAGGTAATATATACAAATTCACAGGAGCATTTGCACCAATCAATCAGATATTAGGTAGTTTAAGATTTTAGGAGAAAAAAATGGCAGGTTATTCAAAAGAAGCAGAAAGACAGAATAAGGCATTAAAAGATTTAATGACCACAGGTAAAACTGAAAAAGATTATGTTCAAGTAGGATACGAGGGTAAACAAGAAGACCTTGGTGGTAAAACAAGAGAATCAGAATTAAGTAAAGTAATGCAATCAGTTAGGATGCCTTGGTTTTGTCCTAATTGTAAAAAGGCAATGAAGAAGAAACTTGATGATAAGTTTTGGAGATTAATGGGACATTGTTTTGATTGCCAAGTGGATTTTGAAAACAAGTTGAGAATAAAGGGAGAATTTGGTCAATATGCTCAACAAAAAATGTTAGAAAATCAAAAATCACAACTAAAAGACTTAGAACAAAGTATAGATGACTTTGAAAAAACCGGTGGTTCAAAAACTTGGTATAACAATGTAGGTGTAAATACACCAGAACTTGAAACAGATACTTGGAAAATGGACGAAGACGCGTTCACCAAAACTATTTCAGAAGCAAGAGATTTCATAAGAGAAAAACGACAATTAGTCGAAGAAGCAGAACAACAACTAACAGGAGCAGAATAATGGGTAATATCATACAGATGATAATGAATTTATTCTTTGGTGGTAATAAAAAACAAGAAGTCAAAGAACTTGATAAAGCAATCAAAGTTAAAGACAACGAAGTTAAAGAACTTGAAAAAGAAGTAAAAGTTCTTGAATCAAAGAAGAAAGTCAACAAAAAAGAAGTAGCAAAATTAAAAAGAAAAGTAACTACTACTAAAAAACAGATTGAAAAAGCTGGTGAAGCAGTTAAAACAGATAATGCTGATGACGCAGTAAAATTTCTTAAGAAGTTTTCAAAGTAGTATATATTTATATATATGAGATATATTATATACATATTACTAATAGGGAGTTTATTCTCACAAGACATTGATGGTGATTCATCAGTACCTTTGGACGAGTCTTTATATTCACAAGATGAAGTAAAAACCTATACTTTTACAGAAGAAGAAGTATTAGGATTTACTAATCGTATTATGGAATTAGAATTAAAAGATAGTTTAAATGTTTCATTGGTAGGAGATTTAGAATCACAATTAAAACTTGTTGAAGAAAACTCTGCAATAGACTCAATGTTGATTGTTAATAAAACAATGCAACTCAATCTACTAAAAGACACAAACAAACTACTTGAACAAAAGGTAAAACTCGTTCAACCAAAATGGTATGAAAACAAATGGTTATACTTTACATATGGGGTAGTGTTGACTGCTACTTCGGTTAAATTAGCAGGTCAAATAGTAGACTAATGGCAGAACAAATAAAAGAAGTAATCAAACAAGAATATATAAAGTGTGCACAAGACCCTGCGTATTTTATGAAAAAGTATTGTATGATACAACACCCGATACGGGGTAAAATTCCTTTTGAGTTGTATGAGTTCCAAGAAAAGTCAGTTCGTGAATTTAAAGACCACAGGTTTAATATTATTTTGAAAGCTCGTCAGTTGGGTATTTCAACATTAACAGCTGGATACGCTTTATGGATGATGACTTTTCATCAGGATAAAAATGTTTTGGTAATTGCAACAAAACAAGAAGTAGCAAAAAACTTGGTAACGAAAGTTCGTGTTATGCACGCAAACTTACCGAGTTGGTTGAAACAAAGATGTGTTGAGGATAATAAATTGAACCTACGATATATGAATGGTTCACAGATTAAAGCAGTATCATCAGGTCCAGAAGCCGCTCGTTCAGAAGCTCTATCATTATTGATATTAGATGAGGCGGCATTCATTGATAAGATTGATGATATATGGACAGCAGCACAATCTACCCTAACAACGGGTGGTAGTTGTATTGCGTTATCAACACCTAACGGAGTTGGTAATTGGTTCCACAAAACTTGGATAGACGCAGAAGAGGCTCGTGGTATGTTTAATCCAATTAAGTTACATTGGACGGTACATCCAGACAGAGAACAGAGTTGGAGAGACGAACAAGATACTTTATTAGGTCCAAGTAGTGCAGCACAAGAGTGTGATTGTGACTTCTTGACTTCCGGTACTGGTGTGATTGGCCCAATCATTTTGGAAAAAATGAGAAAAAGTTTATGTATTGACCCAGTGGAAAAAAGAGGTATCGATAGTAATATGTGGGTTTGGGAACAACCAAACTACAATAAAGATTATATTGTATGTGCTGATGTTGGTCGTGGAGATAGTGCAGACTATTCTGCTTTCCACGTCATAGAGTTAGAAAGTTTAACTCAGGTAGCAGAATACAAAGGTAGAATAAATACCAAAGATTTTGGAAATATGTTGGTTTCCATAGCAACAGAATATAATGATGCTCTACTTATAGTAGAGAACAATAATATTGGTTGGGCAACAATCCAACAGATAATCGATAGAGATTATCCAAACTTATTTTACACAAGTAAAGACTTACAATACGTTGATGTACAACATCAAATCACGAACAAACATTATCGTGAAGAAAAGAAAATGGTTGCTGGTTTTTCAACGACTTCTAAGACCAGACCACTAATTATTAGTAAGTTAGAAGAATTTTTTAGAGAGAAAAGTGTAGTGGTTCGTAGTAATCGTTTGATTGATGAACTACTTACTTTTGTCTATATAAATAATAGAGCAGAGGCAATGCGAGGATACAATGATGACCTTGTAATGTCTTTTGCTATTGGACTTTGGGTTCGTGATACAGCTTTAAGATTACGAACACAAGGTGTTGAATTAACAAAGAAAACCCTATCCAAAATGATGGATAATGAGGGGTTGTACACTCAGGAAGACGTTAATAAAAATGACAGTTGGGAGTGGGAAACAGGTAAAGAAAAAGAGTCATTAGACTGGCTCTTATAAAAGTGAGGTAAAAAATGGCAGATAAATCATTATTTGGAAGACTACAACGATTATTCAGTACAAATGTAATCGTAAGAAATGTAGGTGGTAAAAAATTAAAGATAGCCGATACAGACCAAGTGCAAAAACAAGTAAAATCACATTTGGTTGATAGATATTCAAAACTACATACTAATTTAGATTTAGTAGGAACAGGGTATTCAACCGTCCATCAAGTTATGGCGGCAAGGTTAGCATTGTTTAAAGACTATGAGTCAATGGATTCAGACCCAATCATTTCAAGTGCATTGGATATATATTCAGATGAGTCTACAATGAAAGGTGAGTATGGACAAGTCATTGATATTAAAACTGATAATGAAAACATCAAAGAAATATTAAACAACTTATTTTATGACATTATGAATGTTGAGTTCAATTTGTGGCCTTGGGTTCGTAATATGGTTAAGTATGGAGATTTCTTTTTACATTTAGACATTAGTGAAAAATACGGGATTACAAATGTAGTTCCACTTTCACCTTATGAAGTCATAAGAGCAGAGGGAGAAGACCCAGAAAATCCTTACTATACTAAATTTTACTTAGAATCAATTGAAGGAGCACATCCTTACTTTGGTCAAAAGTCAAATAAAGGAAAAATAGAATTTGAAAACTTCCAAATAGCACACTTTAGATTAGCAAACGATAGTAATTTCTTACCTTACGGAAAATCTATGGTTGAGTCTACGAGAAAGATTTGGAAACAATTAACTTTAATGGAAGACGCTATGTTAATTCACAGAATTATGAGAGCACCTTCTAAACGAGTATTCAAGATTGATATCGGAAACATACCACCAAACGAAGTTGATAATTATATGCAAAGAATTATTAACAAAATGAAGAAAACACCATTTATGGACGAGTCCACGGGTGAGTATAATTTAAAATACAATATGCAAAATCTAACAGAAGACTTCTTTATGCCAGTTCGTGGTGGAGATAGTGGAACTGAAATATCAGAATTAAGTGGTATTGATTATGATTCAACCGAAGACATTGAATATTTGAAAAATAAATTATTAGCATCACTAAGAGTACCGAAAGCATTCTTAGGGTTTGATGAAAATGTCGGTGGTAAAGCAACACTTGCAGCAGAAGATGTAAGATTTGCAAGAACCATTGAGAGAATACAAAGAATTGTAATATCAGAGTTAACAAAGATTGCAGTTGTTCACTTATATTCACAAGGATATACAGATGAAGACTTAGTAAACTTTGAATTAAACTTAGCAAGTCCTTCAACAATGTATGAACAAGAGAAGATTGAATTGTTCGGACAGAAAGTAAGTTTAGCTCGTGATATGTTAAGTGATAAAATTTTACCTTACGAATGGATATATGATAATATATTTAATTTCTCAGATAAACAAAAAGTAGAAATTGAAAATCAAATTATTGATGACCAAAAACAGAAATTCAGACACTCTCAAATTGAGATGGAAGGTAATGACCCAATGGCATCTGGTGAATCTATCGGAACACCAAGTGATATGGCAGCCGTTGGTATCGGTGCAGATGATACTGCAACACCACCCGATACAGCAGCAGGTTCTATATTTGACCCATTTGATAGTGGAGAAGATGAAAGACCAGAAGATGAACAAGGTGGTAGACCACAGGAAATGAACAAACCATTCAAAGATAGTGGAGCAAGAGGTCGTGACCCATTAGGGAAGCAGACTAAAAATCGTAGAGGATTAGCATTAGCACACTATGATGCCTTGAAAAAAACTATGGGTACAAAAAAGTCAAAAGACATAATACAAGAAACTACCCAAGTAGATGAATTAGAAAAAGAATATAATGAATATAAAGAGGAAAACGGGGATAATTAATACCGATTTCTTGAAAGTTTTATATTTATTATTGATAAAATACAGATAAATACTTTGGAGCTCAAATGTCTTATGTAAAACATAATAAGATAAAGAA